CTCCCGGGTGTTGTGGGTGGTGCTAGCCCCTTTCGGGACTAGCGTCTCCCATGTTCACCTGGAATATAGCAAATGGTTCAGCTCCGGCCTTAGCCGAAGCTAAGACCCTAAGCTATATCTCCCTGCGGACTTTCGTCCGAACTCACCATTAGAACGGTGAGGCCCATCTCGGCTTGATGTCGACGCGCCGAGGGCGTCCAGCACGCTCTAGGTGTTTACTGTCGGCAACAGGCATATCGCCGCGTTTAAGCAAACACTTAAGCAAGGCACTAGGACCATCCAATGGATCGGATGGAAGCCTAGAAGCAACAACATACCCTTTAACCAAAGGGGCATGTAGATGCACGCATTCCCTCTGGTTATCATAACCCAGAAAGGAGGTACGTCCTAACACTGAGGAGGACTCAAGGACATAAGGAAAATGCTTTAGCATTTCCAGTATCAATGAGTCCAACCATTTCACCGTCTGCCAGTAGCCAGCCTTGTAAAGCTGGTTACGAAGCGAGACGAGTGAAATGACCTCAGGAGCGTGCTTCCGCGTTGAAGGAAATTCCCGTCGGACCTTGACAATTGAAACGTCATAGCCATCGTAGAACTCCTTCCCACAAGACTCTCTGAATTTTCCAATCCAGAAAGACTTGGACATGCCAACTCTCGCACCAAAATGCTCGAGCGCATGAACGACGGAATGCACATGTTTATTGGGAACGATGATATCATCCCCATAAACGCGCACCTTGCCTACATACGGGAGAATATCCCGTCTGGAGGTAAAGCGGGTGTTGAGCTCTTTCTCGATACCGAGGAAACATATGGTAAGGAATACCATAGCCTCAATCGGGAACGTAAGAGCAGAACCCATAGATGCGAACTTGGACAGGCGGATTACGCCATGTCCAGGCACATCAGCCTTTCGGCTTCTACAGGATTCGACAGCACCTTGCAATAAGGGGTTGCCGGCCAGTAGATTCCTAACGAGCTGATTGGACACCCGATCGGAAGCCTCACTTAAATCAAGCGTGGCTAAGGACCCATCAAGGGAACCTTGCTGAGCGAGGAGCTGGTTAGGCTCCTGTGACTCAGTACCGATCAAATTTCGAAGATAACTCTTCGAAATACCCGAATTAAAAGCCTCAAGTATAGCCTGTTGTGCATATTGCATACAGGTTGGCTCTATGGCGATAATTCTTGGCGTCTTTTGCGTCTTAGGGACGGAGATGACTTTAACAGGCATCTCCTTCCCGGGTTCCAGGTAGTGGACGGCGTCCTCATGCGCATAACGTGCATTAGGGAGGAGATAATCCATTGCTGGAAAATACTCCTCAAGCCGCTCGGTCCAGACGTTAAGTCGATACTTTCCGTTTCCACGGAGTTTATCGGCCGTAGCGCCGGGACCGTGCTTTGGTTTCAGATTGAGGTCATTGATCTCTCGATCAATTTCCACAAAAAGATCCCAAAACAGCAACTGTGACATCCGGCGGAATTCACTGTAATCAGTGTCCTCCATCAGACGATCATTAGCTGCCACTTCCCTGTCACATTGGACATAGTCATCCATAGATTCCTGCTCCCGTGCATCACTGCACGGTAGGAGGACCTTACCGAAGATCAAAGTCAATTGTCTTACGGCAAGGATTGCATCTATGTCTGGCTCATCCAACAACACACCACTACTACGGTCAAATATTAGATCGAGGAAACCTCCGAGAAATCGGGGGAGACCTGCATGCCAGGAAAAACCCTGGAACATGTTGCGATCTACTATCCCTTGGTCAAGACTTTTTTGGAAGTCCTTTCCAAAGGATGGTAAGGTTATCGTCAAAAACGATAACCCCTCATATTTAGACCGAACCTGGACAGTTTTAATGTCCATGGTGGTGCTAGTGCGACATCGTATCGCCGACTCTTCAGCGATACTTTTCCAGAGCGTAATCAGGCTTTTCAAACATCCTCCTTAATAGGGGTAATGTTTCCTTAGCCTATACGCATTGGGCCTACGGTAATCTAACTGTTAATCAGATTAGAACCGTAAACAGAATAAGACCACCAATGCCAAAAATAATGGCAATGAATGCAACGAATAGAACCGTCAACAGAGTGTTGTGGTTCTGATTCATAATATGCATTGTGTCCAACCTTTCCCTCTCAGCGATCCGGTACTCGATAAAGAGTTCCAGTGCGTTGAGTTTCTCTTGGCTAGTGGGTGAAAACCCATGCCAAGTAAGAAAAATGGTCACATGCGAGGTAAGAGTCTACGACTCGCTACCAAGCAGTTTAGTGACCATCACCGAAGAGGATGCTTGCAGGGCTTCGATGAAACCATCGTAGACCTGTTTTGCTTCCGTGTTGGAATATCCAACCTTCGGCCGGTCAAAAACGAGGTAACAAGACATACTTTGTTCCTCATTCTGACTGGGGTTAAGGACAGACGCTGCGATCTTATTCACGTCGACCCGAACAACCTGCCTCTTTCTCCTGCTCTCAGCAGTCGAAAGGGTCAGTTTGATAGTCCCATCAGCGGAAGTATACACAGACTCCTGCCGGCCCGTAGAGGTCCGGGGAAGACTGGTCGTAGTTCCGTTGATTTTAATGGACTGTGGATCAGCCAATGCCATTAGGCACGCTCATTTCTGCCAGGTTTGTATCTGGCTTAGTGGTTGCAATGATTAATATTGCTACCGCAAATGGGTGATGCCCACAGCGGCGGCTATGGCGAGCTGGGTAGGTGATAAACCCTCCCAACCAATGCCAAATCCGAAGGGGCTCCCTTCATTCCTCCGTTTAGAGATTAACACTCTCTTAGACGGCGGGAAATGAACGCCATTCCATTCTTTTGATGGAGTGAACGAGTTGGTTATTTCTATGATGTTTTCATGCATCACATAACCATACTGGAGAACCTGGCCATGGTTGAGCATGTTAGTAGCGTTATGAATAACGTCACCAGCATTGCTGAACCAGTCGACGGCCCAACTCCACGGAGTCAACTCCCAGATTAAATCTGGCGTTGGTTCGATGCCGAAAAGTTTCTCGGCTTCGGCCGCATTCCTATGAATACCACCCCAGGAATCACTCTGGTTTGGTAAAGCATAACGAAAGCGACCAACGAACCAAATACGAGACG